TAACTCTTAAACTTATGCTGCGTTCAAGATGTTGTCTACACGGAAGATTCTGTAGTACTGGTTTGTACGAGCAGATGCAAGACCGTCTGAAGGTGAAGAACCTACAAATGGGTTTGACGCCATGCCATAACGAGTTTTGAACCCGATACGTGGTTGGAAGTCATTTTCACCAACTGCACGAACCATTGTTAGTGGTACGTATGGGCAATAGAAGATACCAGCATCGTATGGGTTAGTACCTTTGTAGCCTACGTTGATGTAGTCTGCTGTTGCATATGGGTCAATATAAACTTTGATACGACCGTTCATAACACCAGCAAATGTGTTGCCTGTGTCATCGACGTTCAAGTTTGTTGACAATGCAGGTGCATAGTCTAGCATGCCAGACGCTGCCAACGCTGTTGCAACATCAGAAGAACAGATGATAAAGTTACCTTTACCACGACGTGTTTCTTTTGCAATTACGTTTGCTTCGCGGTCTAGTTGAACAGCCAAACCTTTGAACTTCTCTGCTGACCAACGACCATCAGCATCAGATGACAAGTCAAAGATACCTTGGGTTGTTACGTTGGTTGTGCGAGCACCAATTTTAGCTTGTGAGTTGATTGTACGGATAACTTCACGGTTGATTTCCGCCAAGATTTCTGTAGACAGAATGTTTGCCAACTCTGTTTCAGCGTCAAGACCATGAATTGCTTTCAAGTCTTGTGCTAGTTCTAGAGTGTATTCTGCTTTCAACGCACGTGACTTCGCAGTCACTGTTGCTTTTTCAATGGTGAAGCCCATTTCAGCAAATGACTCACCAGTGTTACCTAGTGCTTCAGCTTCTGCTGTTGTGTATGCGTCACCCAAACCTGGTACGTAAGATGAACCAGAATCAACGATACCATCGTTACCATCTGTGTCAGATACTGACTCTAGACCAGAAGAACCACCTTGAGAAGCTGTTGAAGAGTCACCAGAGAACCCTACTGCTGCTTCGTTGAATAGTGCTTCATCGCCAGAAGATACACCAGCTTTAGTTGTTTTGTAGCGTGACTTCATTGCGAAGATCAAGCCTGTTGGGCCAGTCATTGGCTGAACACCAGCAACGTCATATGCCATCATGTTTGGCATAGCACGACGTACTAGTGAAATAAGGATTGGGTTCCAGTTGTCTGCGGCACCGCCAGATGAAACTGTGCCTGCTCCTGCAGCGTTAGCTGCTACTTCGTTTAGCATACCTTGCTCACGAAGTGCTTTTTCTGTGTTCTCCAATACAACAGCAGTTACGGAACGCTTGTGTGCGTCAGAAACTTTACCTGCAGATTCTTCGTTAAGAACTGGAGACCACTTTTCTACTAAGCGATCATATGATTCCATCATTGTTGGATCTCCTATTTATGAGTTGTTTTTCTTAGGGCTTGTACATATTGAGCCATTGAATCAGAAATTTCAGAAGTTTCGGCTTCGCCTTCTTCTGTTTCTTCTACAATAGACTCTTTTGTCTTCTTAGAGAAATATGATTCTTTAAGTGTAGAAACTTTCTGTGCGAAAGAATCTTCATCTTCAAAATCAATTGACTCTGCCAAAGACTTTAGCTTTTCAACCTGAGTTTCTGCAAGGTCACGTGATGCTTCACGAATGATAGCTTCGCGCTTATAACCTTCTAGCTCTTCTGCAAGTTTCATGCTTTTTGCAACTGCGTCATTGAATTGCTCTTCGAGCTCTTCATTTGCAGTCGCTAGTTCATCAACTAGGTCAACTTTGGATTCAGGAACTTCAATGTATGACTCTGTGAATAGGTCTTTCAACTTATCCATAAAGCCTTCTGCAATCTCTGTGCGTAGGCCAGATTGGATTGCTAGTTTGTTTTCCTCTACCCAAGTCTCAACAACATAGTTGAGGTAGCTGTCTACTTTCTCGACAAGGTCTTCTTTTGTCGCTGTTAGCTCTTCGTCCAACTGTTGTTGGTACTCAGCTTCCAAACGATTGATTTCCTCAGCAAGTTTAGACTTTACCGCGGCTTCAAAAATCACAGCTGTTTTGGCTTTGAACTCATCGCTCAATGTTGCCTCAGATTCGACCAGAGCGTTTAAGTCTTCACTAAAATCTCCATCAATCTCTACAGACTCAGCTTTCATAGGGGCACCGTTAGGAGCAGCTTTCATGCTACCTCTTTGGTGCTTATCTGGATCGCCAGGTGTGAATGTGTTAGCGCGTTCGCTGTTGCTTTTGTCACCTTTACGCTTTGTAGCAGTTTTGCCAGCGGCTTCTGCTTTATCATTAGCTGCAAGTGATTGAGCCTCAGCATTTTTTGGATCATGAGCTTCTTCGATTTCCTCGTCGAGCTCTACATCCTGGTCTTTCCATTGATCAGTCATGTTTGACACTCCTAATATTGTTTAGATTTCATTAACGAGAGGAAATTCTTAAACTCACGAGTCTGCGTTTCATATAGATCCGCACGTGGAGCTCGTTTAATTTCAGTCTCCATTTTTTCAATTACTTGAGGTTCGATTACTCCATTATTCCAGATCCACTCAACACCTTCCATTATTCCATTAACAAAAGCTGTCGGTGCAGATGGATCTTGAACGATATCAACCGTATTAAGAATGAAGTCATCTTTAACGTACATAGTACCGTTTCTTTCCTCAAGGCTACCCATACCACGAGTTGAAACACCCAGTTGAACACCACCCTCTAGAAGACCTTCAACGATCTTACCCATTGGAGTATTCAAAATGCGTGCTTTACCCACAACATCATTACCGTCCCAATCAAGAGACTCGATGAGGTGGGATACCTTGTCTAAGTTAACAGTAGGCCCATCTGGATGGTTTAATTCACCAACTGCTCTCTTAGTGCTAACTTGTTCAGTAACATATTTGTCAACAGCACCCTCCATGACAGATCTGGGATAGATTCTACCATTACGGTTCTTTTGTTCTGATTGCATAAAGATACCTTCAATAAAGAAATTCTTTCCACCGTCAGCTTTCGCTTCGGTAAGAACTTCTAGATTGTTATCATTGTATTCAGCAATCAGCTTCATGTTACTTTCCTTTATATTGTTTGATAAACTGTACAGCCATTTTCTCTGCTTCCGCTTGAGATTTATAGTCGTCCAATCTATCACCATCGATATAAACCACATACCCAGATTTCTCTTTGTGAATCATCACAGGCACACGGTTAATCTTTTTATTAAAGACCATTTGACCTGAAGGGTGTCTACCCAACTTTTCTCTAAGCTGTACAAACGTCTTCATTTTAACAGTCTTTCTAATAATTACATTTATTTATAACAATAAAAGTTTTGAGACTTATTATTG